CTCTGTTCGGCTCTCCCTCAGGCCAGTTGTTTAGGCTGGTCCGACCACTCCCTAAAGGGGTGATCTCCACCTAAGTTTCATGCTAGACGACTTAGGACGTCCATAACGTTCTAGGTGTTTACTATGGACCTCAGGCGATTTGGGCGCCTTCGGGTGTTCCCATTTCTGAGAACTGTCGGATGGGTACCAGGGGGCTTCACCCCTTAACCAAGTACCCGTGTCCAACTTAAGTAAACACTTAAGAAGGGCACCAGCCCCCTCAAGAGGATCTTGAGGAGGTTTGGCCTCCACCTGCCAACCCCTGACTAAGGGGCTCTGGAGGTATGGATCAACCCTCTGGGTTTGAAAGCCCAGAAAACTGATCCTGCCCAACAATGAGGAAGACTCGAGGACCACGGGAAAATGGTTATTAAGCATTTTCCTGATGCGATCATCGAGCCATCCAACTGTCTTCCAGTAACCACTCTTATAGAGTTGGTTCCGAAGAGACACGATGGATTCAACCTCATTAGCGTCATGCCGTCGGGTGGGAAGAGGTCTGCGGACACGAACAATAGAAACATCGTGTCCGTCAAAGAACTCCCTACCGCAAGACTCTCTGAACCTTCCGGTCCAGAAAGACTTGCCCATATTAACTCGAGCTCCAAAAAGTTCGAGTGTATGGACAACGGTATGCACTTGATCTACAGGGACGATTAGATCATCTCCATAGATACGCACCGATCCGACGTAATCTAAAAGATCACGGCGGGAAAGTGACGTGTTAAGCGATCTCTGAATTCCTAGGAAGATCAATGTAGTAAATACCATTGCTTCCATTGGAAAGCAAAGTGCTGAACCCATAGACGCGAACTTCGCTAGGCGGATCACTCCGCCCGAGAGACTATCACTAGTCTCTGGAAGTTCCGCCCGTCTAGACCTGGTCGCATCAAGAGCCTCAAGCAAATGAGGATATTGAGCTACCATGTTCCGGACGAGCTGGTTCGAGACACGATCGGAAGCATCGCTAAGATCTAGCGTTGCGGTTCGTTGATCAGACGAACCTTGACGAGCAAGTTCCTGATTAGGGACCTGATCATCAAAACCGATAACTTTTGGGAGGAAGTCACTCTCCCAAAAGTGCTCGAGGAAACTGCCATAGACTGCTTGTTGCATATACTGCATACAAGCAGGCTCCATGGCAATAACACGAGGTGTCTTGAGCGTTTTAGGAACGAGGGTAACCTTTACAGGCACCTCCGAACCAGGTTCGAGGAAGTCAACTCCCTCCAACTGGTCATAAAACCTCCAGTTAGGAAGGATAAACTCACCGGCAGGAAAAACTGCCTCGAGTCGTTTGGTCCAGACAGACTGATTAAACTTTCCGTTTCCAGAAAGTTTATCAGCTGTTGATCCTGGGCCATGCTTAGGGACTAATCTGCCATAATAGACATCTCTGTCCATTTTGGTAAACACGTCCCGAAAAAGCATGTCAGACATACGTGAGAACTCAGCCAAATTTTCAATGCTAAGTTCCCTGTCTGACAAACGGACTTCCTGCTCACACTTGACATAACTATGTATAGCAGCGAGCTTGCGTGCTGGAGAGCACTCAAGCTCCATCTTCCCAAACATCAACGTTAGTTGGCGAATCGCGAAAGAATTAACTGTCTATACATGGCTCATCAAGTAACAAGCCACTACTCCTATCGAACACACGAGCGAAGAAACCTCCCAAAAAGCGGGGGAGACTTCCCCTTCGTCCCGAAGAGAACGAAGGGTGGATGCTCACCTGACCTTGATCAAGCCAACTTTCGAAGGCTTTTCCAAGAGTCGGTAGGGTTATCGTTAAAAACGATAGCCCCTCATGTTCGAATCGACTCGCGACGGTATTAATATCGCGAGTGGCGCTAGTGCAGCATTGATTAGCAGATTCCTCTGCTAATCTGGACCAGAGTGACATCAGGCTTTTCATCAGCCCTCCTATAATAGGGGGATACTGAATCCATAGCCTATGCCACCGTGCTACTAAGGGGGAAACCTATTCCCAGTTTTTCATTTCTGGGATGATTTCCCGAGCAACAGAGCCTAAGTGGGGAAGTTCCCCACGGGTAGATGAGATAGTGACAGCATAACGATGACCTGGGTATGAAACCAAGTCATCATGTTGCCACATATTACATGTTACGGAATAATCCGGAATAGCTAACACTCTCAGCTTTAACACCGAGAGGTTAGTATCCGAATCTCCACAACAAAACTCATCATAAACCGTAGGGGGCTCCTCAAAGAGACAAAGTTGCTCAAACCTAGCAACCACAGGGCTATTCCATCACTAGAATAGGTCTATGTACACAGTTCTGAGGTACATGATCAAAGATCATGATACCAATCAGAAACTGGAAGCACATCGATGATTTTGCGGAGGACATCGAAAAGAACAAAGGCGAAGACAAGCGTTTTATAGCTTATCTTAAGCCGAATGTTCAATTCATTGAACTCCACATCATCGCGACGGGAAACACTGGAAACTGAATATTGGAGATCTCCTTTCGGAGTATCCTCATCAGAACTAGTGTTCACCCCTTACGACTCTCCACCAAGAACTTTGGTGATGAGCGCATCGGTGCTCGCTGTAAACAGGGTCTTAAAACCCGTGTAAACGGCGAGGACCTCAGTGTTCGTATACCCAGCGGGCGGAATGTCAAATACCATATACATCGCGGTATTGACTTTCACGTTTTCGCTAGGCTTGAACGGATCTGAGGTCAGCTTCGAATGGTCAATCCTCAAGAGTCTGCGGGCACGCCCTTGCTTCGCAAAGGTGTGGCTCACGGACAACTTGATTAGTCCATCAGAGGACGTGTAGGCCGACTCGTCACCTTCCGCGAAAGTTCGGGGAAGGGGAGTTGTCGTCCCACTAATCGTAATGGACTGTGGATCGGCTAGAGACATAGGCATCACTCCTAGGGTCAAGATCTTTGACCCCATTGGCGTTTAGACGCAGAAACAGCACTCTGCGGTTACGCCCGGGATAAACCGAGCGCGGCCACAATTGCCTTCTGAGCGGTTGTTAAACCGCCCATGGTAAGGCCGAACCCAAATGGTGTGGCCTGTCGTCTTATCTTGGTCTCAGTGACCACTTTAAAGACTTCAGGCATCACAGGATTAGCAAATACCTGTGGTCCGAAGTAGTCATACGTGTCGGAGACAATTGAATGCTCCATAATGTATGCATACTTCAGCACGAGGCCATATTTGGCAAACGAGTTGACGTTGTGAATAACATCGCCAACATTCGAGAACCAATCTACAGCCCAGCTCCAAGGGGTAACATTCCATAATACCTCTGGATCAAGGGAAAGCCCTAGAAGCCTATCGGCTTCCAAGGCATGCTTTAAAATACTACTCCTCACTTCGGGGAGATAGTACGTAAAAGCACCCGAGAACCATCGGTTAATGGAGGTTTCATGAATATGAACCTGTTTACCCATCTTGGGATTCGGAACCCACATAGCCGGAGCATCGTGCCCACCCAATTTACTTGGGAAGGCATCCTGCTTCGTTTCTGTAATGGTCCGAATTGGTGGAAAAGTATAGCGTCTCCTTACCACTTTACCAGAGTCACGCTCTAGCTGCCTGAGAAGGCGATTAGAACGCGAAATCACAGATGCAACACCTGTGATATCACTGATAAGTGGTTTCCAACCGAACTGGACCTTCAAGTACTCGTCCCCCGCGGTGTTATAAACATCCTTGAGGTTACGAGCACGCCTCTCCCAGATAGGTGATCCCAGCAAAGCTGGAATTCCCTCATGGTAGAGTTCGGTCAAAGCGGTTGAAAGAGACACTAAACTATTGGTAGGAGCACACCGTGCTATAGCAGTAGTCCCCAGTGCCGCAAGTTCAGATTCACTTGAACGTGCGGACGCCGGAGGCGGCTGAGTGGAAGCATAGATAGGACCATACCATCGGTCCCGTCTTTGAATCCCTAAGTACGGGTACCACCCCGAGTTAATGGTCTGAGGTTCCGAATTTCTCGGATACTCAACCCACGACTTGGTGGAGGTAAAGTTCCCACCAATATCTCCAGTGGAACCCTCATCTCGAGAGTTCCAACCTGGATGATTTTCGGACGTAGTTACCTGCGTCCCTATGAGCCCT